GCCTGCGAGCTATCCGCGGTAGCGGCTCGCCTGCGAGTATGGAGCGTAAAGCCTTTGTCAAATAGGCGCAATAGTTGAGCGTACGTTTGGGCGTGTCCCACACCTTTTTAACATATGTGGATAAACCTTGTGGATAACTATTAAGCATCTTTACCCCCAGCCAATTCGCAATTATCTGAGTGATTTTTTATAGATACTTGCAGAATAGTTACGGCTACTAAAGGCCTTGCATTATCAATATTAAAAGTTTTACCACAATCGCATATATGAGTAATTTGTGTCCTCATTTAGACCCACCCCATCCCGTGCCCTTAAAGCTAATACTGGGTGCGTGATACACCTGCCTCATATGCGTACCGCAGCACATAGGCGCAGCGTTTGAGGTTATAGGTTGCTCAAGCTCATACCGGATATTGCACATAATGCACTCATATTCATACATCGGCATCGCGTACATCCTCCATAAGTACTATTCCCATAACACCGCATTTAACGCATTGGAGCGACTTAACGTACGGTGGCAGGTTATCGGTTACGACTCGCTCTATATGATCGGTCATTTTGCCGCATAGCCGGCATTTAGTTTTATACGTCGCCATAATTAGACCTTTTTAGATATTGCATCTCAAATAGATTAGCTCGAGGTACCCAATAGTTATCCTGATACGTGTGTTTGTATCGAGGTTGCTTAGCCATACTTATAGGCATCCACCCGAGTAAAACGTAAACCGGGCTAAAGCCTGTAACCAATATAGCTACATCGTTAGGCCTGCCCGGTCCTCTATTTTGTACGATTAAATGCCCGTTAGCGTGTTTGGTCCATTTGACCTCGATATTCTCGCCCACATCTGCCGTATCGTGAGCGTTATCAATAGCCGGTACAAAGCCATAATCGCCAAAATAGTTAGCTACGGCAATCTCTGCGGCTGCACTCTCTGACTCTTGCCATACAAGCTCGTGCCAGTTTTTATAAGCTTGGCCAAAATTACTCGCATCGGTTGGATCGGCATTACGTATAATCGTGCGCTCTAGCCCTACACGATGAGCGGTAATTTCCTGCGATCGATCGAGTATTACTTTAGCTACGCGCGACATTGTGCACATAACCATAAAACTACCTCACCGCTTACATCGCGTACATCAAAGCCGCCGAGTGCGGTATGCCACTTAAAGCACTCGTCGCATTGTTTGGCGGCTACTACGGTCATATCGCCGTTATCGTGGATAGTCGTAGCTAGTCCGTCTTTAATAAAGGTTAGCTCGCTCATAGCTTTAGACCGTCCTCGCATCGTTTACAAAATGCCACGACCAAACCATCCTCGCGTACATAATCGTTTATATGCGTATCGTTATCGCATTTAGAGCAATTACCCGAGCCTGCATATCCATCGAAAGAGTAAATATGGTCATCGGTTGCCCGGTAAATATCTTTAGGGTTTATGGTCATACTTGAGGCTTCCATTTCCCGTCGGATCCGAGTACGTGCCAATACGGGTTACATTGATTAGCTCTAACTCGCTCGGTGCACTTATAAGCGGCCCACGGTTTACCCGTTGCCTTAGCCGTACCCTCAGCCCAAACCATCGTGCCATGAGCACATCGAGGGGCCTCAGCTACTAATTCACCGCCGAGAGTTTTACCAATCTCTAAAATGCTACTCGCCATTGTGGCCATATCCTCGATCGAGGCCTTTGTACTCCACGGGTCCGAGTCTGCCGGTAAAGTCTCTACCTTTTCCATATCCTGCGCGGTTGGCCGTGAGTTATGCTCAAGGCTTGGCGTTAGTAAACCTATGCAGCGGCCGTAAGCTGAGGTAATTGTGTCCTCGATAAACCATTTTTTCATATTGTTTGGATAAGTCGAAACGTTACCAAAAGCGTAATCGACGGCGCTAGGTAGATGATCCTCATACTCACGGTACGCCTCAGCTTTAACGAGGATCGTGCCTTTAATAATATCTAGATCCTCAATATAAGCGACTAATCTCCCGGATGGGAATTCTAATCTAAAGCGCTTAATACGAGCGTTTACGTCCTCGTAGTTATCTAAAAACCCCATTAGATTAGCTCCTTATCTTTCAGAGCTTGAGCGATAGCGCGGCCACGTACAAAGCCCTCGCCGTGCCCTTGTCGGTGTCCTATTGAGTAGCCGATTACCATAAACATAAAGCCCATACCGCAGGCTGCCAAACCGATCAATATATCTAAACTATTCATTACTTAGCCCTTTGTTAAGGCCGATCAAGCTACTAACCGAGTAGCCCTCTCAGCGTTTGTAGTATCAGTATGAGGGCAAAAAGTCAGAATTAAAAGCGTATAGCCTTTTGGCGTGTCGCTACTTGGCTAGTCGATCCTCTAGCAAGATCTCGTAGATACGGTCCACGCGCTGCTCGATGCGCTCAACGCGACCGGCTAGGTTATGGCCACCGTTATTATCGTGCTTAAGCTCTGATAAATAATACTTAACTAGATGGCGGACGAGCCCAGCTCCTAGCCCCAAAATAGTAAAACTCCCGAGAGCTATACCAACTACGAGCTGAGCTCTTTCCATTACTTAGCGCCTACGCCTAATTGCTTCTCCGACGGTTGCAACGCTTTTAGTAGTGGCCCGATTAGCCCGGCGATAAACGCGTTAGCTAATACTTTATAGTCGGTGATGCCGGACATATACAAAGCCGCTACGGATGCGAGTGATGCTCGACCGTATGATTTTGCCGCCGCTATTGCTTGCTCTTTCATTTGTTGCTCCTTAGTGCCCTTAAGGATTTATCTAACTATAAACCTAAACTAGCGATTAAGGCTTTAGCCTTGCTTGCCGATATCTCTACCTCAAAGTGCATATCGTCGGGCCTGCTCTTAAAATCGCCGCCCCACTTGAGGCCGTACTTTTTAGCAAGGGCTCTTAGCATTGGGATTTTTTCAGCCGGGAAAGTACCGGCCTTGCCTAGTGGATGCTTAGTCGCATTTAGATCGATAGCCGTGCCCGATGAGTGGCACGAGAGGCGATCGGTAGATCCGCGCACCATACGAAACGCGTAGCCCCAATCGTCAAAGGTGCCCTCATCGATCGGCTCAATTAGCTCGTGAAACTCCGCAGCAAAAGCGGCTAATAGCGGGCCCACGCTACTAGCGCACTTGAGCTTACGATCCGTACCCTTTACGGGGTAGGACTTTATATCGATCTCGTTTGGATCTTTAGATGCGGGGTAACCGTTATAGCTTTGGAGCATTTAATAGCGCCTCTTGTTGCTCGTCATAAATTGATTTAGGCATAGAGGTAAATCCACCATCTGCATTTTCGATAATTGCATTAGTATATTTGTTGCCAAAACCATCATCAAAAGTAACAAAATTAACATTATCCATAATCACTCCTTATAACTCAGCGCTAACGCCGAGATACCCAGCGGTACTATTATTTGATAAGACAAAATAACGACTATTAGTGGTTGCTCCTGTTGTCGTCATTGTAAAAACAGCAGAGTGCGGCGTTGATCCTACAACATTTGACCCATCATAAATAGCAATCGCGCTAATTGCATTTACACCCGCACCCCAAGATCCAATCCAACCGACATTGGAATAATCAACAGAAGTCGGTGTCTTTCGCATTGTAACTGCGTAGTCTAAGATGCCATAAAGATTAGTGCTAGATGAAGCGGTAGCGTCTAAGTAATAACCAAACTGTGTGCCAGATGTATTACCGCCTCCACCCGCTCCTAAGCGGTAGTAATAACGCTGACACCCTGCAAGCTCAGCCTCGTAAGTAGGCCCATTAGTACGAAACGGCAGGGCTACCGATCCAATATCGATCTGCACTCCTGTTACCTCGTAGTAATCATTAGCTCCGGCCGTGCCTGTTGGAGTGGACTCAAAATAGACACACACTTCGGTTGCAGACGATGAAAGTGTGGCCGTGCCCTGAAAACGTTGCCACGTGCTTGTAAGTGTTGCCGATACTGTAATGGGAGTGGCAGAGCCTGTATATCCGCTAAATAGATTTTGGTCTGTGCCTGTGCCTGTGCGCACCTGTGCAGATAACAAACTAGAGGTCGGAGAATAATTAGCACCTGCACGAGCGTAAAAAGAAAACGCAATAGTCTTTCCTGCATAAGGGATAGAATTAACTGTCTCAAACATATTAGCTAGTTGCATAATTCCGGTTGCAGACGATCCACTATCTCGCTGCGCTCTTAAGCAATATTGTATATTTGGCAGATTGGTCGTGTCATTTGTTAATTGTCGGCTAAAAGTATGCGGCGTATTTCCACCCTTGTACCATCTATCCGCCGTGTAAACACTCGTCGCGGTAAACGATGTACCGCGTTGCCATACCTGAAATGCTGAGTTAATTACCGGATTGGCAAAATAATTAAGATTTGTAAATCCTGCATAAGTAGGATCAACGGCAACGGTAACCGTGCCGGATGTACCTCCGCCGGTTAAACCTGTACCTGCGGTAACGCCGGTTATGTCACCGTCGGCATTAGTTACCCACGTAAAGTCCATATCGGTATTAGAGTTTTTACTTAATACCTGTCCCGTAGTGCCGCCCTTAAGATCTACCAAACTCGCATCGATGGAGTCGCCTAAGGCTTCGATAGCCGTAGCTCCATCTTTTACTAAGTCGGTCGATGTAGGTACCGGCCAATTAAAATTAGGCGTTACTGTTGCCATTATGTCAAACCTCCAAAAGCATTTTCCCAGATGAGTGTAGCGTTTACACCCGTCCAAAC